CTCGTGAACATGGCGATGGCTCGATCGTCGGACAGGGCCTCAGCGGCCGAATCCACTATGAAGATCCAGATACCACTGTCCAAGTCCGAGGACTTCGTTGTGACTCGGATATGCATACACTGTTTCTGGGCGTTGCCCAGGTTCTTGCCGGCGGCACCCAAATCCAGAGTGTGCTCCGACACGGCGTCGGTCGTAATCGCCTGACCCTTCGCAATAGGATGACCGTAATCTCTCATCGTTCCTTGTCCTTTCGACGAGCCCCCTAAGGCCCGTGAGGGTTTCGTTTCTCCTTAGCTCACCGTTGCCTCTTCCGAGCTGATGGCATCACACAGGACCAAAGGCAGGCCAAAGACCGTGGGAACGGGCTCGCCGAAGGCGTCCTTCGTTTCGCTGAACATGCGCTGACTCGAATCCTTAACCAACTTCCATATCTGCGCCAAAATCTGTCGGTTGCACGCCAGAAAAGCGTTTTCGTAGTCGGGCATCTCGGTGAGAGCGTCGATCAAATAGTTGGGATTGAAGCTAAAGTCGTCAACCTGGTCGACGTTCGTAGTGGAAATGTTGCAGACGCGCCGAACGTATCTCGGGTCTTCTATGGCGATACCGAAGTGATGCTCGAACCATATGTTGATCGCTGGGTAGGGCAAGCTGTTACCCTCCGCTACATCACTTTTCAGCCGTTCGATCTTAATGCCCAAGGCGTCGGCATCCGTCGGCTGGGTGTCGCTCGTCGGGACCGTGCCACCCGGAGCGTCGCCACGTGGGTAAATGAAATGGACCTTCTTCGAGCCCGAAGCGAACAGGTAGATACTCGTCTTGTTCGCTGTCGCGCTGGCGTTGCCGCCCGCATTGTCGTACACGTAGTCCGAACTGAGCGTGTTGTAGTCGCTCCGATACGTGATACCGCGAACGATCTTGCCGGCGAAGTTGGCGTCCGAATCTCGATTGCCGTAGAACACGGCGGTCATCGCCTGTTTCTGGAGAGCGGCCATCTCCCCCTGGAGTTCGCCTTCAAGGAAACGCTCCTTGTTCGGGGCGTGACGATACCTGGCCTTATCGATCACGAACATATGATCGAGCATGGCCGTGGGCTCGTCCAGGGGCTCGGTTGTGGTCGTACCCACATCGACGCCCTCATCGTAGACTCGCCACGTCCCAGACGGTTCGGTAGATCGCCGCACGATGTGATGGCTCGTCCCGTCGTTGCATTCTTCCGTCTGCATGTACAGGTTGAGCCGGTTGGTTTTCGAGAGAACGTTTACCACGGTCTGCAAAGCGCCGTTGTGTGTACGATTCGCCTGTTCGACCAGGGTCATCCCCCCCGTCGTTGAATAAGTCGTCATCGGACTTTCTCCTAATGTTTCTACATGCCATTAACATTAGGTTGTCTGCGATTGCAGGCCTGTCTTTGTACTACCGCAGACCCATCCGATGGGTTGCCTGCCCGTTGTTTCTTATCCCTGCGCCAGACCGAGCGCGTCGACGAGAGGTGTTGCACTCTGACCGCCATCCGCCTTGCCCGGCTGTCCGCCGGAGGTCAGATGGGTTCGGGTCGCGACTCGCTTGCCGATCTGATATATCTGCTCTACTACTGCCGGATGATCGCTCAGCCCGGCTTTCTGCATCAACTCGACGAACGGCTTGCTCATGAAAGTGTCGTTCGTCGTCATGGCCAGGGCCCGGTTGGCCGGGGCGTCTGAGCCCCATGCCCGGTCCAGGGCCTCGTTGCCTTCCTTCTTGGCGTTGTCGATCGCCGCTTGCTCCAACTGCAAGCGCTGAATCGATTGGGTGAATAGTTTCCTGGCTATGCCGGTCGGTACGCCGCTGGCGTGAAGGTCGGCGCTGGCTTTCGCAAGCCAATCCATCCCTTCCAATTTGGCTTTGAGACCCTGGTCCTCAACCGAATCGAGAGTAAAGCCGTACCCATCGGGCTTCTCCGGCCGGGGAGCGGTATCCAGGACTTTATCCCAGTCTTCCGGCGCGGCGTCCTTGCCAGGGACCAGGGCTCGACCGGCAAGCTTACTCAGGCCGTGAGCCGACTTCACCAGGCCATCGAAGTCCTTGAACGTATCGAAATACTTCGTATCGCCCAGTTCCTTGCGGGTCTCGGCAGAGACGTGGTCCAGAACGTTGCCATTGAACGCCGTTGTCCCTTCCTGGAAAACTCCGGTTGGGGCGTCGTTGGTTGTTTCAGTCTCCATACTACGTGGCCTCCTTGGTAGCGAGGGCACGGATACTGCGCTCGGCAGCCTCCGGGCCAAACATCTCGCAAATCATTAATATCTGTTTGTAGAACTGCATCCGAACGTAATGGTCCCGACCTTCGGGCCCGTCGAAGACCTCGTCGGTACAACAGCCGGCCATCATGCCCAGAACGGAGAGGACGCGACGTCCGCACTCCGTGCTCAGGAAGACACGGCGAAAATCGGCCGTAAGGTCTTCACTGATCTCAGAGGCCGCCGTTCCCCACTGGCCATCGGCACTGACCGCATTTTGTAAACCCCATGTCATTTCAGGTCGAATTTCTTCTGATTGAGTACGTGCGAGCAGTTGTCGTAACCCTCGATAAAGATGTCGGCGTCCCAGCCATCCTTGACGGTGCGCTTCGGCGAGCCCGAGGGGGTGTAGTCGGTATTCCATCGATCCATCAAGCCGTCCACGAACGCCTTGTCCTCGTCGCACATATCGGCGCGATAGCCACCTTTGCGACGGAGGAATCGCCGGATGTCGCGTTCGCGAGCCTTCTTCCGCTCTCCGGCCTCGTACGCCTTCAGTTCCTGGGCGTTAAGCGACTCCACGTCAACCGTCTTAGGCCGTGGATTGGCTGGCCGTGGATGCCGCTCCAGTCTCGTCTCAGCCTCTTTCAACACTCTCGATCGCCTTCGTTTTGCCGGTCTCTTTGCCATTCCGCTAACTCCTTAGTTCCTTAGTGGGTTGCAGGCAGCGCCGCTTGCAACGTCGCAGGCAGCGCCGCTTGCGACATTGATGATCGTTGATTGTCGCTCAATGACTTGCGACTTGAATCGTTTCTTTGCTCGCCGACTGCAAAACTCCACCTTGATCGACATCGTCACACGCATCATGCCGACCAAAGGTGAATCGTCGCACCATAAAACCGCGTGTTTCACGGGATATTTCGATAGCCGTTCGGCCACGGTGGCCAATTCCATGCGACGGAACGCCTGTAACTCGTGGCCCTGCGGCATATCGGAACTCGACTCGAAGATAACCGCATTAGCACCGTTCCAATCCTTGGGCTCTTCGGTGAATACCGGGAAGCCCAGACCGGGGATTTTCAAGCACTGCTGCCCGTCTCGAAACGTGACTTCGATTCCATTCATGCGACCGTCTCCAATTGGGCCTCACCGCTGGCCATCTGTTGGTAGGCACCTGCAATGTTCTTACCGATTTCGCTCTGTTCCTGCAAGGCCCTGTTCTTCTCGATTGCCTCGATAATGGCGGCGTACTCCTTCTCGTCACGCATGAGGTCCTGACTCAACCCAGCGGCCTGCATGGCGTCCCGCATGAGGTGATAAGCCTTAAGAACGTACTTGGCCTCGGGGAACATCTCCAGGATGGCAGAGGCCCTCATAAGAGCGCTGTCCACCCGCTCGCCTTCAACCGCCTGCTTCTGCGCCTGAGCCAAAATGCCCCGAAACTCCGGAACACTCTCGATCTGGTATAGTTCGTTCCCTTGCTCGGCCCGCTCCATCATCTTGTCGATCAAGACCTGTGGCGGCTCGGGCGGTGTGCCATACCGAGTCTCGTACTCCCAGACCGCTTCAAACGATGGGACCAGGATGTCGTTCTCGTAACTGCCTACCTGCGGGCCAAGAAACGTCATCTTCTCCGCCTGTAACGTGCGAATATGGTACGCCGTCGGCGGCTGGCCAGTGGTCTGGCGACTCATCATCGTCAACATCAGAAACAGCTCAACACTGAACCAGTTATCAATATTGTCCTTGAGCCTGCTCCGCTCGGCGTCACCTATGGGCCAATTGAGCTGATCGTACAACTGGGTCCGGTTCATTGCCAAAGGCTCTTTGTAGTACGAAAAGCCGTTCGGTACGTTGCGAATCTTCGTATTCTTCATAGCGCCGGGCAAGAGCAGGGGCGGCCTGGCGCTCAAATCGGCCGTCTGAATCAACGTTTTGGAGAATTGATTGTTCATCCTGGCGTCGGATAGCGCCCACATGGCAGGTGAGACGCCGTACCACCAGTCGGAGAGCTTCGCCGCCCGCCAAATCATCGGTAGCCACGGTGTGCCTTCTACCTCGCCGAGAAGGTGCTTCGTCGCGCTCTCGTAATAGCACGACAGGTACTTCTCCCGGTCCGGGGCAAACGGCCAGACCAGGCTGGGCTCGTAATCGGGGTTCGGCCAGATGCACTGGACCACCTTGACCATGGCAAATGGGTTGTTGCCGTTCGTGAGATATAGTTGTGCCTCTTGAGATAGCGCTTCCTTGCCGTACTCGTCCGCCAACGCCTGGTAGGAAATCTCCACCTCCTCGTGATAGCGGGAGACATCGCCAATCCAGTCGATGGCGATCCAGCATTTGCCGGGGTTGCGATGCAGGAAATGGAGGGTGCCCTTGGCGCTGACAAAAGGCTTGAGAACGCCATGCGTGCAGACGGCGTCGGCGGCCACCTCCGGCTGCCGCTCCTCGAATTTAGTCTGCTGAAATACGTAGAATGCGTGATCGGACCATTCCTGGCAATAGTGGCGAACGTCGTCACCGCTATCGTCCGAGTCCATGAGCGTGGCGTCGTTGATAGCCACATCCAGCCACTTGGAGCGTGGGTACACCATGTTCCCCGGCAGGCCCCGAGACCACGTTTGGCCGGCAAAGGCCGGGTAGCTGTCGTAAAGGTCCGAATTGAAGCGCTCGCCTCTGCTCAGTTGGCTCGCGATGTCCAGCCCTTTCATCGGGGGACGGAAGACCTCAATACACTGCTCCCAGAACGGCTCATACGCCTTCCGGCAGCCCTTGATGTGCTGGTGCATCGCATCCAACTCATCTACCAGGGCCCTTCGCTCGTTTGCGTTCTTCCGTTCGTCCATTTTGCCGTCCTATGCGAACCAATCCACGTCCTCATCGGTGTCGTCATTGCCACTGTAGTAAGCGGCTATTGCTAAATCGTCGCCCAGGTACTCATCGCCAATCTCGCCATAACGATACTGAATTGCCAAGTGTCTTAGGGCATCAACCATGTGCCGGTGCCAGGTCTTCGCCGGTTGGTCGTGATAGGCCGGATGTTCAGGCGTACTTAGCGACTGGCTCTTTCGCTTGCCGTAGCCCCTAACGGCACGAACAAGGGTATCTGCGCCTCTGGAATCTATGTCCAACAGCGGGAATAGAAAGCGTACAGCCTCAATGCCCTGGTCGAACGCGTGCGGCATCACGGCCTTGAAGTTGTACCCGAGTCCACGCAACACGTCGCGGGTTGTGGCCACAGCGGCAAATCCCTTGCGATTGCTGCCCTCGAGGTCGGGACCGGCGTAATGTGTCTCGCCCCACACGTAGCCCATAGCCTGCATCGATCTTACGACGGCGTGAGCGCCTGTGCCGTCTATCGTGTCAGCACCCCCGTGGATAGAGATCTCACCTGCGTTGTCCCAATAATCGTTGATGATGCGTATCCTGTCCCGAATGAACTGGACGTCTATGCACGCGGTGTACGAGTCACCAAAGTCTGCGAACCGGTACACTGGGAATGTTGGATCGTACGGATAGTCACCTATCCGGTTCTGTTTCCGTGCCATGCCCAGTTCATAAGCGAAGTACGTGCCCTCTCTGGTCTTTGGGAATGCGCCGCGAATACGCACGAGCCACTGGTCGCTGCCCTTTCGGTGCCTGGTCAGAATGCGCTCTTCAAAATCCCTGCCCGCAACACCCGAAATAACCTCTCTGCCGGCAATGTAGTTAGGCGTATCCAGTACCGAGATCGGGATGACATTCCAGCCCTCATCGCTCACGTACGGCTCGGATGATGTTTCCAGGTGGTCCAGGCGGCCGTTGAGCTTGCAGGCAGACGCGAATTCACTCTCCGGGTCGGTGGGATTGCCGATGGCCAGTGCCTTGCAACGGTCATTGACAACCAGGCCCTCCATCACTGTGCGCCATATCTGGGGCATGATACCGCACGCTTCGTCCAATACGATCAATATCCATTTATTGTGCCAGCCCTGCATCTTCGTGGCGTGCTCAGTTGCGGAATCAGCGGTCGTGCTAAATCCGATAGCGAAATCCTTCGCAAACATCTCTCGCTCAGAAGGTGGTAGCTGCGCAAGGGCCTCCTCGCCCAGTCTCATGTCCCATTGCAAAGAGGTCAGTTTGCCGCCGAGCGGCACTATGCTACTGGCATGCGCACCGGCAATCTCACGCCAAAGCTGATTGCGAACCTGATTGTCGGACGGGGCCGTAGTAATCACCGTCGATGGCCGAAAACACGCCTTGAACCAACAGACAATCCTACCAGCAATCCAGGTCTTCGATACGGAATGCCCAGCGGGTACAGCAGTGAGCTGGTTGTCAGCGACGCTCTGGGCGATGGCACGAGGCTTATCCCAAAACTCATCATCCGGAACACCAAGCGTACCACAGATAAACCGAGCGGGATCACTCTGACATTCAACGGCGGCCTGGCCAATGTCGTCGGCGGTTATAGGCATAGGCCCCCCCGGGATCGCAATGCGCCAAAAACGCACATTATGTCACTAGGCTCCATGTTTCTGTTGTGTCTGCCCCATGATTCACGTGCCACTGCGCAACTATTGTCCATCTTTTCCCTTGGCAATCCTCAGCGCTACGGCGGCATCATTCAGCGTTACCGAGCCGCTATGTTCAACATGGGCCTTGTCCGTTTGCCCCAAATGCTGCTTGCCGCCCCAGATCAGCATGGTAGGATTGCCCGCTTTTACTTGTTTTTCTTGCTCGAAAAGTATCTCTCCTTTACCCAAAGCCCTTTGTTTTCGGCATCTTTTCGAGAACTCCTTCTTAAACGTCTCGTCATCAAACCCTAGTATCTCCGCTATCATAGTATCCTTGGCTTGCGCTCTGGCATACTTATCGATCTTGCGAAGCATCTCTGGGGTGATGTCTTCTTTCTTTGGTGATACCGTCCTGGGCCTGCCCTCACCTTTGCGTGGTGGTCTTTTGCGTATCTTTTCCTTTGCCATGACCCCATGGTATTACTGTGGCTTATATTTGTCAAGCAAAATCTTATGGAAACCACCCAAAAGATGTTTTTTCTACCCATCCTGGATTGCGGTAAACCTTTCCGTCTCGCCTCAGAAGCGGTTCAGGTTTCGCCTCGTCGTCGCCGAACAGATCTTCGTGCTCCCATCCCAGTATTTCCGCTGTCAGATTATCTGTGGTCTCTGGTTCTTTCGTTTCCACGTTAAATCCTCCTTAATCTACCAGTGGGCGTCCGTGCGTGAGATCCAGTCCTTGTGTAACCTCCCTCCCACACCTTCGGCACTGGCTTATCCTGGTTTCGCCCCATAGTCTGTCTACGTACGTTGACACCTGCCTCCACCGTGCGTGTCTTGGGTAGTATGCCCCGCACGCGGTACACCACTTGCGATATTTCGGACTCCAGCACCATTGACACTCGTCGATCATTTCTCACTCAAGTCTTCGTTTGGATTAACCGATAGGGATGGACATGGTAACTACAATACTTACACTTGCAATGTCGTGTACGATGACTGTTGATGCCAACGCTTTGGGCAGGACTGTGGCTGCTATCGGCATGGTTGAGTCGGGATGGGATGTTTCTGCCGTTGGGGATGGGGGCTTGGCTGTCGGTATCCTCCAGATCCAACCTGTCCTTGTAGCTGACGTGAACAGGATTGTGGGCAGTCAGGAGTTTAGCCTTGCCGACAGGCTCTCTGTGTCCAGGTCCATCCAAATGTTTGTCATTTATTCCCTGCACTACTATCCTCGTGGCGGTCCGGAGCAGTGGGCTCGTGCATGGGTAGCTGGGCCCCGTGGTCCGCAGAAGGCTTGCAGTCTGCCATACTGGCGGCGGGTCCAGGAATTTCTTGCCACACCACCTCCCGCTGCTCGCACTTGCCACAGATCCGGCAGGTGCGATACACAAGTGGTTCGGGCGGGGGATAAACGTACATAGTCGCCTCTACCAGAGGTCTGCAACGTTGCCAACTATGGCCCATCACCTCACAGATATGTCCACC